GTATTTATTTGCTTATCAAAGAAAAAGGTGGCATAAAGCCACCCTAATCCAAGAATATATGAAAACTACTAATTAAGATTATGAAGAAACCACCCCACCTAATGTGAATGCTGCATTGTCAAATACATTAGTAGTATAATCAGGAACAAATTGAAACGGTTGGTTTTCTAATCCGTCAAAGGTCAGAGTGTAACCATTACGGTCACCAAAGGCTGCACCACTATCCATAGTACCTGCATTTAATTCCATTCCATTCACACTACCTAAACACACTATCACATCATGCCCTGTAGCCGTTACTGTTTGGTTTAACTGTGCAAATATAATTACTTTCGTAGCACCCATTAATTTTATTTCGTTTTGGTCCTCTTTGGTCAGTCGGTTAAGTATAATATTTACTGTTGGAGTATAGAAAATCGTTCCGTTTTCACGACTACCTGTAATGGTATCAGTAAGGCTAGCCACACCCAAAGGCATAGTATATCTGTATAACATATTACTGCCCATTTCTAAGTCTGTTATTTCACCGTTTGCAGTAGGTATTGAAGTGACCTGGTCGTAAACCGCAAAATATATAAACTTGATTCCGCCTGAGATACGATTACAGTCTAACCCTCTCCCTTTTGTTAATGCTGTACAAGCCATATTATTTTATTTTTTTAAGTTAAGGGAGTGCCGAAACACTCCCGTTATTTTTGTTATTATGCTTGGTTTAAAATATCAGCACCAACTCCTAATTGAACCCCACCGGAATACCTTGCTACTAAACGCATATTATCTGAACCATCTAAAGCAGCCATATCCATCAAAGTTATACGAGTAGCGTCTGACATTAGGTCAGTTCCGAAGAACAAGTTTGACTTTTCAGCTATTACTAATTGGTTGTCAGCCATTCCTGGACAAACAGCAATCTTATAGCCTTCAAAAACTGGCTCATAATCACCATTCATATTGTAAGCATTAACATACCCTAAAGTAGATACTGCTGATACATAGAAAGCATAAGTTTTAGCATTCATATAAATATGTAAATCTTCTTTTCTTAATACCGCAGGAATATTACCTGCTAAGTCAGAAGTTGCAGTTTGCATATTTGCAATAATATTAGCTGCTGTATAAGCACCTGTTGCTGAAGAAGAAACTACTGTTCCATCTACCACAAAGATACCTGTTGTAGCAGTTAAAAATCCTTCAAATTCACCTTGAGTAGCATCTGCCCCTTCCCATATAGAGTTTTCAGTAGCTTCTGCTATAATGTTACCCATATAAGAAATTACATAGTCATCAAAAGATGCTGGTGGTGGTGCTCCTGCTCCTGCTCTCATCTGTAACGCTTCCCAACTGTCAAGGAGAGTAGCCTTGCATAAATCAAGGTTGATTTGTAAATTCTTTGGTTCTAATACTTTTTCTGTAAGAGCCAAAGTACCATAATCAGTAAAGTCGCATTCCGCATTACGCACAACAGAACTTCCTGCCTGTCTTTGTATATTACTTTTGTATTTTATGTTTTCTATCACTGTTAAATAATCCAATGATGTTGCTTCTTTTAAAGCTGCTGACACATAGAATCCCGCTGCTTTTCCTGCAAAGTTTGATGTTGTAGTAAACGCCATTTTTTTGTTTTTTTAAATTATTATTTGTTTAAGTTATGCAAGAACCTTTCTTGCTTAGATAACTTGTTATATTGTTTTTTAGTTAGTGCAGGTTTGTCTGAACTAAACTTATTTGTATTAATAGGAGCTTCAGCAGGTTGTTCTGCTAATTCCGTTTTAAGTTTTTCATTCTCAGCTTTTATTGCTTCAACTTCTTCTGCTGAAAATTCTACTACTTCTTTTGTAGTTATAGTTTTTGGATTTGTAGAAGGTTCAGGAGTTTCTTCTGTCATTTCTTCAACCTCATCATCTCCGCCTTCTTTATCTTCTTTTAATTTAGCAACAGCTATTTCAAGATTTTCAATTCTCTTTTCCATTCCTTTCCAATCTCCAACATCTGCTTCTTCTTCTGCTTTTACTTCTTCAGACGCTTCTTCTTTTTCTTCTGTTTCACTTTCAATAACTTCAGCAACCACACCCTCAACATCAACTCTAAAACTCACACCATCTTCCGTCTTGTAAGTTCCGATTGGTAAAAGTATCGTAGTTCCATCTTCAGTAAGTACCGAGATATCCACACCTGCTTCAAGTTCTTCAGCCGTTGATACAAAGATTGTACCATCTTCGCTTTTAGACTGCCACGCTAAAGTAACTTCTTCATCTTTGTTAAGACCAAGTGCTACTAATATTTGATTTTTTAAATCCATTGTTTCTTTTTTTATAGTGAGTTTATATAATGTAATAGAAAGCGTTTCTATTTATTTGATTTTCGTTTCTTCTTCTTCTTTTTATAGCCTAATATTATTTCATTAAGAGCTGATAATATTTCTTGGTCAGTTGGAGTTGTTTCTGCCATCTTCTGCATCTTGTCAGTAAAGTAACCTTCTATGCTTAACCCTTTCAGTTCGCCTGATTTTATCTTTTGCCAAAGCTCCTCGTTTTCAATTTTCATTTTTACCATCCAAGTTCCTTTAGGTAAACTGAAGCCATATAAGGTAGACTTGTCAGTTTTAGTATCTTCAATTATCCAACTCTCAACTGTTAAAACCCCTGATACTCTGTCTTGGTGTTCGTGAGTAGCTTTGTGGTGATTGTTATTTTTTAAATAAAGTTCACTTGCTTTTCTTACGGTATCTTTAGAAAAGTAAACATAATAATCACTATCAGTGTTTGGGTCGTATCTAAATATCTGTTTGTTAGGAATAAGAGCAGGACTTACTAGCATTCTTTTTTCTTCATCTACTTTAGCTAAAGTCAAGTTGTTTTTCTCTTTTCCAAAAAACACCCAATTTTCTTCTATCGCAGGAGCAGAGACAAGGCTTATTGCGTCAATAGCTAGTTCTTCACTATTTTCATCTATTACTAATTCTACTATTCTTGTGTTATTCATAATTAAAATGATTGACTTGGTCTTTCTGGCACTTTAGCTTTGTTGTACGCATTTTCAATAGTCTTATCAAAAGCTTTTCCCTGTGCAGCTAATTTTTTAAACTCAGATAGGCCAGGCACTTTAATACCCATATCTTTTTCTATAGTACCTAATTCGGCTGCGATATTACTTAGATTTTGCACTGCTTTTTGTAATTCACTAGATGTAGAAAATAAATCTCTTTTCTCTTCTCCAAGAGCTGTTAAGGCATTATCATATTTTTTCAATTCTCCTTTTATGTCATTTCTCATTCCATTTATGATTTGTACTACATCTTCTGCTCTTCCTGTAAATCTAGTCACGTCTGATATTTGGCTTTGGGCTTGTTTTATTAATGTTTTGATTTTCTCAGATGCTTTTTCGCCATCTTGTATAATTCCTAAATTGATTTTTTGAGCTTTACTTAATTTTATTTCATCAGCCTTATATTCTTTTAATTCTTTTTCGTATTCTTCATACGACTTCTTTCCTAGTGGTGTTGGTTTCATTTTACTGTATTTATGATTAGCTGATTCACAGGCATCAAGAGTATCGTATTTACATTCTCCTGTTTTACCCCATTTGTATTTTCCTTCTTCGCATTTAGTACATGGCATAATATATAATAGATTAAGTTAATTAATATTTGATTTTTAAATTGTTGCCCTTCTTCTAATAATGGCAAGTTTGTTTTGGTTGTTTGTTATGTCATCAGAAACTACATAAGCCCTTGCAGGTTCTACTTCTTGACCACCACCTAAAGTAAAAGCTCCTGACATCATTTGAGGTGAAGGGGGTTGAGGTGTAACCATAGATGGCATACCACCACCACCACCACCACCGCCAGGGACTTTTGTTTCCATTATCTTTCGTATGTTTGACAGACCTGCTGCAATAATAGCGGCAGCTTCTACCCATCCGTATATTGGTGTTTTTAATGCAGCAGTTGCTCCTGCATAAGTGTTGATAATAGCTTCTGCAATAGCTAGGGCTTTATTCTCTCCTGCCAACCCACTTAAAGCACCTGCTAACTTTGCGTAGGCTTGAAGTTCTGCATTTAACTGGTCTTGAACAAGTAGCTTTTTTTGCCTTGTAGCTTCTGCCTTTATCTTTACTTCCATAGCTTCTAGGTCTGCTTTCTCTTTGAATGTTCTTTTCGCCAGTTTTAGCATTTCCTCTTCCCAATTTTCTATTTCAAGTTTTTCTAATTTTACTTGTTCGGTGGTAGCTTCCATTAATGTCTTTTTATTTTCAGCTAGTTCATCTTCTAAAGCAATTTTATTAGTTAATTGCTCTGACAATTGACCTGTCATTTCTTCTTCAAGTTTAAGGACTTCAACATAAGCCATACCTAACGCTATTTTGTTCTCGTCAGATGCATTTATATTAAATTGAGTTTGAGCTTCTTCTTGTGCTAATAATAAGGCTGCCTTTCTCCTTTTAAGTTGTTCTTTAAGTAGTTCCCCTAACTTTTTATTCGCATCCATCCTTTCTTCAATACTTCTGCTAACATCATCTCTAATTTGTCTTTGGAGTTCTGCTGCCTTTTTATCTTTTGCTGCTGCTGTTTCATTATCTACTGCCGCTAATTTTGCTGCCTTACCTAATTCTGTTAATTTAGTAGCTAGTTCTGCATACTTCTTAAAGTCCATAGCACTAAATTCTTTTCCTGCTACATTCAAAAATTCATTCACAGCATCATTTGCTTCCCCCCAATTTTCTTTAATATCCTTACCTGCCCTTACCATACCATTAGCCGTCTTTTTAACAGCACGACCAAGTGCCTTGATAGCCTTTCGGTTCTCGTTCATTCTTCTGGTATTCTTCTGTCCAAATAAATTCATTATAGTCATGATAGCATTACCAAATAACCTTAACGATAGTTCTGTTGTTTGAACTGCTAACTTAAAAGGCAACCACCCTAAATTTATAAAACCCATCATTACCTTTTTCCACGCATCAAATTTCTTTGAGTTTTCTCCCACCCATTGAGCTAACCTAATGACAATATTCACCACCTCATTGAAAACAATACCAATAAAGTGAGCTGTCTTTGTCATCAAATCAGCAGCAACTTGGTTTTGCATAAACGCTTGTTTTAAAGCCATAAAACCACTTATAATAAGCCCAATACCAATAGCTTTAATTGCAGTACCTAAAGCTCTTACTGCTAACCCTACTTTTTTAAACCCTTTTGCTCCTGCTTCAGTAGCGGGTTTTAGTTGCTCGGTTTGTTTTGTTGTATCTTTTAGGCTCTTACCTAAATCATCAACATCATCAGTAACGCCTTTGATGTTTGATTGTACTTGAACCTCTAATATTTCTGTTGCCATTTTAAAATCGTATATTTGTTGATATTAATTCGTGTAAGTAAACTGTGGCACTCCATACATTAGTAACATTATTTCTGTCAGTTACTTGTACTGTTATTGAATCCACACCCCCTGTTGTGCTATCTACCATTACTGCTGTTCCATTTACCCCAATCTTACCTATATTTCTTGTAAAGCCTACTATAAAAGCCATTCCACTTGTTTCACCTATTCTTACAACTCCTTTTATATTTCTATAAGAGTAATCCCCTAGTGTTGCTGCTGAACCCCCTACTTCTAGCCTTGTTATATATATCTCAAATCCAACTATTGAATTTTCATTTACATTTATATAATTAGTTCCATCACCATTGACCGTTAAATTAGTGGCTGTATTATCAGTTGTAACTCCTGCTAAATTAACTACTGAAACTTTCCTGTCAGCTTGTTCACTTCCTATTGCATTAAGTCCCCCACCTATTACAAGCCCCCCATCTCTATTAGACTTTCCATTTACACCTAATACTGTTGCATTTTTTACCCCGTTTGCTATTTCATTTTCGCTACCATTTATCAAGCAGTTAGTATTAAAGCCTTTAGTTATGTTGTTAATCCCATTTATCTGAACATTATTTGTTCCTAATTCTGTTGTGTTTCCTGTTCCATTAATTCTGTTATTGATATTGCTTACATTTCTAGGTAAGTTTGTATTAACCCTGTAAGCACTACAAGTACCAGAAGCATTATTATAAGCATACCCATAAGCCTCACATTGTAGTTGATTCGGCATTACTTCATTTGTTCCGTCAGTAAAAAGAACCTCTCCTGTTTCTGTTACCCTGCTAGGTTTTACTGTATATCCTTTTAAGTATTCCATTATGGTATAAGTATAAATTCAACTGTTGCTAAATCGTTTGGTTTGTAATCTATTTTATTCACTCTAAAAGACCTATTCTTTATAAAGACCACATCATAGAATTTAAAAGTGTTAATATCAGCAGGTGTAAGGTTTACCTTTAAAGTCATTGTCCTAGTGTCAGGATTGTATAACTCATTAAAATAGGGTTGCCAATAAA